AAATTCTTATAACCCATTTCTTGAAGTTTTCTAGATGTACCTACACCCATACCACCGGTAATATCAATAACAATAAAACAATTATATAATACCCCCCACTTGTATGCAATAGCTGCTAAATCATCAGGTGGGATTTTTCCAATGTATTCCATTACCTGACATCTTTCGTCAAAATTAATAATATTAATTGATGAAAAATCTTCACTATCACCTCTACTAACATCGACCCCCATAATATATCTACAGCCTTCTTTTGGTTCATCCCATAACCACAAATTCCCCTGCATGTATTTTTCTTTTGGTGTTCTGATCATTGTTTTAGCGATACGCTCCATTGTATCACCAGGAATTACACTATCTCCAGAACCCAAAAAGTCACACTCCAATTCCTGTGCGATTTTTCTTTTATCATATTTAAATTTCTTAGACATTGATTCAAACCAACTAGAATATGGTGTGTAACCTTCTTCCATTAATTTTTTATAATCATTTATGTCATATTCTCTTAAAACAACTTCGTCATCATTATATTGTTCTCTGTTTAACATGTAGTGAACAATATCGGGAACCTTTATCCAAACTAAATCTTTGGTATAACGAGGATCTTTAAACCATCTTAAATCAGTAATATGGAAATCATTAATATTACGTAATGCTTGGTCATATACACCATAGTAAATTGGGTCATAACCATTTGGTGTTGAAATCAATATAATTTTACCACCCGTTGACAAGGATGCCATAGATGCTGCCCAGAAGTCTTCTCCCGCTTCTATATAAGCTGCTTCGTCAAATATAAGTACTGTTGGTGTATAACCACGTAACGCATCCGCAGATGTTGCTACCGCTTTAACCTCACAACCATTATTTAGTCTAAATCTACTTTCAGAGTTTTTGTCCGCAGAAAAACCAACATTTAACCAATCTGGCCACTGTTCCAAAAAATGTCTAACCTTATTAGCCATCTCAATAGCGGTATCTCGCTTATTGGCAATAATCAAAACTCTTTCTGGGTTTTCTGGTTTAGCTAATTGTAATTTTTTAGAAAGCCATGCCGCAGTTACGGTTGTTACCCCGGCTTGACGATATTTTTTTGTGATGTTTTCATTATAATCTTCGTAATCTTGAATCAATTGTAATTGATCAGGAAATAGATCCATTGGAACATATTTCTTTTGTGTGTTGTCATATGTTTGAAGATATGTTCGTAACGCATAAGGAGTATCTTTCATAATCCTTGCGTATTCCATAAGTTGTTCTGCTCTTGAATTCATATATATAAATACAAAAAAAGTGGTCTTTTGACCACTTTATTAATCTTTTGGTTTATCTATTCCCATGTCTCTAAGGAAATCTAAAAAATCGTCATCATCTGTGTTTTCTGCTGTGTTACTTAATTCACTATTAAATTCTGACATAGCCACTTTATATTCATAATCTTGGATTTCTCCATTAATCATATCATATAATAACTTCATAAGACGTTTTCCATTATCGGTTCCCTTCAAAATTTCTTTCATAAAAACAAGAAACTCTTTTGCTGGTTTAGATACGATTTGTTTAAAAAATATTAATTGAATACCTTTTTTGTCATCATCTGTGATTGTTTCTTCAGGAAATGAATCTCTCATTATATCCCAAATTGCTGGCCCAAGTCTAAGATCCCAAATTTCTTTATTTAGGGTGTCTTCTTTGTCCATTACTTTTCTTGCAAGTTCTTTATCTTTTGGTAACCCATGTAACGCAGCAATAACTTCTAGAGTCCCCTTAATTAATTCATGAACTAATATTGGAAAATTAATTGCCGTTGCAACAACTCTTGGTGGATTTTCGTTAGGGAAAATCTTTTCTTTTCCTCCCGCCATAGGTGTTTCACCACCCCCAGATCCTAAACCTAGATTAGAGTTTCCAGATTGCCATAACATTGCTTCAGCAGATGCCATAACAGCACCATATAATGCAACAATTTCATTTGAACCGGTTATCTCTTGTAGTTTTCCGTTTACTAATTGATACATATAATGACCTCTAGCAGATGATCCGGCTAATATTGCATTGACCATTCTTCTTTTTGCTCTTTCTAAATTAAATGATTCAAGCTCATCATATAGTTCTTTCTCAATTTCAATCTCTTCCGGTTCCATTTCGTTAGGTGGTGTACTTCTAAACCCCTGTCTATTTGGTCTCTCTATTTTCACTTCGTAGTTAATGTCGCCATCTTCAACACCAAGTTCTTTCATAACAACTTCAATTGCTAATTGCTCTAATTCTCTTAGGTGTCTACTTTCAATTCTACTAATTTTACTTTGGGCTTCCATCATTGTATCAAATAAAGTACCTAAACTTTGTGGACCTTGACCCAATGGTAGACCCATATATTGTCTAACATTAGATACAATTTGTTGATATCTTTTTGACGCTAATTGCTCCTCAAAATTTGAATGTGGTTCATTAACGTCTTTTGGAAAATTTACTTTTTTAAACGGATGTTCTCTATTTGCCAAATCCCTCTCAATATCTTGATTGGGTCTATCTGGCGTATCAAATGTCATTGGCATTTCACTAAGGGTTTGTTTTACCCTCAATAATAACTCTTTTTTTGATATTTTCATAGTTAAAATTATTCCGCAGCCATAGACATTTTTGAAAGTCTATTTAATTTATTGGCTTTTCTTTTTGCTTTTGGATCAACATCTGGAACCGGTTCTTCATTTGGGTTTCTAAATGGAGATCTTCTAGGGTCGTCTTCTCTTTTAGGAGGTTTTTCTCTAGTTGGCGTGTCTGGAATAACTTCTGGTTGACTAGGTGCTTCTTCTGGTTTTGTGGAAGAAACAATTGAATCGTATGTCATAAACTCAGGAATACCATTATGACCTCTTTTCGCCTTTGCTGGCATTGGTATCATTGTTGCTTTTTCTTGAATCTTAACTTTAATTGTTTCTAAAATTGCTCCCTTTGTTGCAACTGCATGATAATTTTTCTCAATTACTTTTTTTACCCACTCATTCATCTCTTCTGTATTATCTACAGCTTCTTCATTTTCTTCATCTACTTCAGTTTCTTTCACTTCAATACTTCCCTTTAATTGTGTTGGGTTTTTAAGTGCTTGATTTAAAGCCGCAACTTGTTTTGGGTCTTTACTATCATAAACAGTCTTTGTAGATTGAACAACAGTTTGTTCACTCAATATCTTTTTAGCTAAGTTTTTTAGCTGATTGTCATTAAATTTAACTAAAGTTTTTTCAGAAAAACCTTCTTTGATTAATTGACTAACAATTTTTTCTCTATTCATTTTATTTTAATTTGTATTTGATTTCTTCGTTTATTAATCTTAACCCCTTTGATGACAATTTTTCTGTTACACTATCAAGCTCTTCTCCAAAATGAAAAGAAACCCTCACAGGTCTCTCTTCCGCTTCTATATCGAATGCTTCCCATCCTAATGCAACAATACCATCTACGGCGTCAATTACTCCAAAGTAATCAGAATTTTGAACCAATTCAAGCTTTAAATCAGAATTTTTTAACAATCCCACTAAATCAATTGATTCCACTTCTGGAGGTAATGCTCTACCTGCTGACGGAATGATAAACCACTCTTCTACCAATGTATCTGGGTCTTCACCAAATATGAATTCATATTGTCTTTGACCTTTATAGTCTTGACCCAGTTCATTAATATAAAGTAGATACATTATTCAAAATATTTGCTTAATGTTGTATTAATTGATTCATTTATATCACCACTAAGTTCTGGTGTGATATCGTTATCCATATCTTCTTCGTCCTCATCATAATACATATCTTCCTCTTCCTCATCATCATACATACGAGATGGTCTGTTATCCATTAGATAATCGTCTGTTGGATCATAATCTAAATGGGTTCTATCTTCATATGCTGAATCTGGATCAGGGGCATACTCATCTGAATATTCCATATCGAATTCACTTAAATCCGTTTCAGCTTCACCAAATTTTGAATTAATCAATTCTTCTAACTTAGACATTCTTTCTGCTAAATCATCTTCAGCTGGTGGGCCATCTGCTGGTGCTTCTTCATCAGGGAACTCATCTGTTGGCATTTCTTCACCGCCCATACCTTCTTCTTCATCGCGTTCAAATTGTTTACCAATAGCTTCTAAATCTTCTAAATCCAATTTATCTAAATCAACAGCAGAAATGATCATATTAAGAACATACTTAATGTCATCACTTTCCATTTTTGGTTGTTGATCTCTAAGTTCTTGACCCAACTTACCAGAATACTTTTGAATTTCAGCCATATAACTTGAACGCTTCTCATCAGCACCATCTTGTGCTTCTGGACTAATTTCATCTTCAGGTGAAATTGGTGTTGTATCATTTTCTGGTTCAGCTGGAGCTGCTTCTGGCGCTGGCGCAACATCAGATGCTGGAGCCGGAGCTGGTGGCAAATCATTCATTGGTGGTGCTGACGGTGCGGCTGCTTCACCAGTAGGTTTGTTTGTTTTTAAAACATATTTCGTTTCTTCTTGAAGCTCCTGAGAATTTAGTAATTCTAATCTCTTTAAAGCTTCAGCATATGAATTAAATCTATTTTTATTTTTCATGAATAGACCGCCGATATAATCTAATGATTGCTCATTAAGACCTTTCTTTACATAATACCCGTCTTTTTCTTTTATAATGCCATAAACACCGTTAGCACTTTCTTTTACTAATTCGGCTTTAACACTATTATTCTTGTTGGTAGTTCTTTCATTAAAGTATGTAAGTTCTAAGATACGATTTAGTTTTTCGTTACCTTTTAACTTCTCACTACCAAGTGGTTTTAAATCTCCCATTGTTTATAAATTAAAAATAAGCTTATTCTTATCCTATAAATACAGAATAAAAGCAAAAAAATACAGTTATTAATTATGATAGAGATAATTTCTTATCTTTAACAGCAACATTTAGATCAGCTAATTTACCAATATAGCCATTTCGTCTCAATAATTTGAATGTTAGGTTCTCATAAGAGTATTCCCCCCCACTTTCTAGACCACTTTTTCTGAATTTCTTGAGTTTTTCCTTTATTGACTTTATTTCGTCACTAACATCTTTTCCTTCTTCTGTGGATTCAATAACCCCATCAATTAATTTAGCAAAATACTCACCTTTCTTTAAAATACTCTCTTTGTCAATATCTTCCTTTTTTTCAGACGGCTGTGATATCCATTCATCATTTAGTACCGAATAAACACCTGAAGACACATATTCGTGACTTACATCTTGAACATACAATTCAACATCAAAATTTTTAATCTTAATGTTATGTGTATCATTCCAGTTTTTCTTTTTAGAATCAAAAAACTCCATAACAATATCACGCAAAGCAGTTGAATTAAGTTCAATATCATCGTTTAATTCATTCATGTCAATTACTATGTGTAAATCAACATCCGAATATTCTGACCAATTATAGTTTGCTAATGAACCTATAAGAATTAAATCATGAACGAAAAAATCCACCCCGGTGAATTCAATAAAAGAATCAGTAATTTCTAAAAGTTTATCTCTGACTTCCTTATTCAATTTATACCCTTCTTGAGTTTTTTCAAAAATATCTTCACATAAACTATCTTTAACTTTAAAAGAGTCTATGATTTTATTATCTAACTTGGGGTCAGACAATTCTAATAATTCATCAATCAGGGCTTTATTATCCATTAGTTCATTTTTTTGTGAGCATATTTGCTCTTAATCTTAGCATTTAAAAAAGAACCTTGTGAGTCGCTCATTCTAAATTTTGCGAATAAATCCCAAGGGACTTTCTCGTATTCATAAATACTACCGTTATTGAATGTAACGGATAACAACTCTGATTCGGTATTGTATACCGCGCTTTTCATATTTGAGGATTTAATATCAACTGATATTAATGTTCCTACGATTTTTTCTGATATTATTGCCATATACTAATATAACTAAAATATAGCTAAAATTAAAGTAGCTTTCTAAGTGATGTTTTAACCAACAATTTAATTGCTTCATTGATCTCTTCTTCATCACTAACACTATCAACCCCATCAATAATAAATGCTGAACATTTAGTAATCACTTGTAAATTTTTCATAATTTTTTCATTATTAGCTTTCCACAATGCCAAATATGTTGGATGTTGAGTAACTGGTAGATCATAATGTTTCATAACAGCATATGAAACAGATTCAGCTTGAAGTTCTCTCATTTCAGCGGTTTGTACGCTTGGGTCATCAATATAGAATGGTGATTTGGTTTTCCAGTGAAGTAACTCGTGAGCTAATTCATGGACTAATACACTCGCTTCTGCCACGCCAGATATATCAGAAGATAAATTAATATGTTCTCCAGCACTATACCCCTTTTCACCTTTTTTTGAGTCAGATTTTGTGATTTTTATTTTTAATGTCTCAGCAAATTTCTTTAACCTAACAATAAGTTTGTCAGCAACTTCACTAGGGGTGTTGTCAGCTTCCCACTTTGGTGTTTCCGGTACCTCTCCTTTTTCGTTTTTTGGGTATGTGTCAGAAATATCATATACTTTAGATAAAACAAAACTAGTTCTTGGTTTTTCAGCTGCTGATTTCATTAATGAGTCTAAATCAGTAAAATCAACCTTAGTAGTCTCAGGTTTTTCACCTGAACCCGTATTTGTTATCGGTCTCCAAATCCATATTACTGTAGCACCTGTTTTAACTCCTCTATTTTTTGCATTCCAAGTAGTATAACTAGCAACTTTTGTTGCGTCCTTTTTTTGTAGGTAAATCAACCAGGTGTTTTGTAAACTATAGTTATGGAATTTACTATAAAAAGTTAAGTAATTTCTAATAGCGGCGTCCATAGCTGTTTGATCCGTAGCGTTAGCTAAATCACGAATATAATCATCTAACTTCTTTAAAATCAAACTTTTAGCAGATGGGTCAGCATCAGTATCCTCAATAAAATCCTCAATCTTTTCTAAATCTTCAACAATTTTTCTAATTTTATTGTGTGATTTAATTAATTGATTAATCACATCAAATTGTGAATAATCACCAACCCAATGACCTAATTCTTTTATCCAATCAAATCCTAGTTTTCTAAATTCCTTATACAAACCATAAGTTTCATTGGACGCTTTTCTTTTGTCTTCGATGTCTGAAAAAATATAAAGTTTCTTTTCAGTTTCGTTCTTTTTAAGATATAAATCTTCAAATATTTGGGATCTTCTCATTTTAACTAATATATTAACATAAATATATTTTTAAAATAAAAAACCACGGTTTAAATTTTTTTGGACAATTTGTCATTTATTTGGTTTTTAGATCGAAATATGTTATGTTTGTTAAAAATAAACAAATTAAAGATATGGCAGTAGACTACGGATACGAAGACACCCCTAAAACCAACCCAAGAAACAAAAAACCATCATCCAATACACCGATACTGGATAATTTTTCCAGGGATTTAGTAAGATTGGCTCAAGAAGGTAAAATTGATCCGGTTGTTGGTAGAGACAAAGAGGTTAAAAGAATTGCACAAATTCTTTCCAGAAAGAAAAAAAATAATGCGGTTATTGTTGGTGATGCTGGTGTAGGTAAATCAGCATTAGTTGAAAAATTAGCATTAATGATTGCTAACGGAGATTGCCCATCAAACCTACTCGATAAAAGATTGGTTTCTTTAGATTTAACTTCATTAGTAGCCGGAACAAAATATCGTGGTCAGTTTGAAGAAAGAATTAAAGCCATATTACATGAATTACTTGAAAATCCAGAAGTAATTGTTTTCATCGATGAATTACACACAATGGTTGGTGCCGGAAACGCTAGTGGTTCTATGGATGCCGCTAATATTTTAAAGCCAGCCTTAGCTCGTGGTGAAATTCAATGCATTGGAGCAACAACATTTGATGAATTCAAAAAACATATTGAAAAAGATGGTGCATTGGTTAGAAGATTTCAAAAAATCATATTAAAAGAGCCAACTGAAACAGAAACAATAGAAATATTAACCAATCTGTTACCATCATATGAAGTTTATCATAGAGTATCATATCAAGAAGAAGTTGTTGAAACAATTGTTAAACTGTGTGGTAGATATATGACAGATAAACAATTTCCAGACAAGGCTATAGATGTTTTAGATGAACTTGGATCAGAAAAACGAGTTGTTGTTAAAATTCCCGAGGTAATTGAAAAATTAAAGAAGGAAGCTGATGAAACTAAAGAAAAGAAATTACAAGTTGTTAAAAGTCAACAATACGAGCAAGCCGCTGCATTGCGTGACCAAGAACAAAAAATTTTAGCAAAATTAGAAAAGGAAAAAGCTAATTGGCTTAGTGCACAAAAAAATAATTTAATTCCAATTAGTGTTGATGATGTATATGAAATGATTTCATATATTGTTGGTGTTCCTATTTCAAAAATGGATGTTAGTGAGGTTGATAATTTATTAAATTTAGAAAATAAATTAAATGAAAAAGTAATTGGTCAACAAGAAGCTATTTCAATAATCTCAAAAGCTATTAGGAGAAATAGGGTTGGTATTAAAGACACCGCAAAACCAATTGGGTCTTTTATCTTCTTAGGCTCTACTGGTGTCGGTAAAACATTTTTAGCTAAAACATTAGCGGAACTTATTTTTGGTTCTAAAGAAAATGTTATTCGTGTTGATATGAGTGAATTTATGGAAAAACACAGTGTTTCAAGATTAATCGGTTCTCCTCCAGGATATGTTGGTTATGATGAAGGTGGTCAATTAACTGAAAAAGTAAAAAACAATCCTTTTTCTGTAATCTTGTTTGATGAAATTGAAAAAGCACATAAAGACGTTTTCAATTTATTGTTACAAATTTTAGATGAAGGTCACCTAACAGACTCTTTTGGTAGAAAAGTTAATTTCACAAACACATTAATTATTTTAACATCTAATGTTGGTGCTAAAAAAGTAAGTGAGTTTGGTGCTGGCGTTGGGTTTTCAACAAATGGTAGCGAAGAACAGCAATTTGAGGTTAAAAAGACAATGATTCAAAAATCTTTGAAGCAACAATTTAATCCAGAGTTCTTAAACAGAATTGATGATGTTATTTTATTTAATAGTCTTAAAGAAGATTCATTAAAAACCATCATTAAATTAGAAATCAATCATCTAATTAATAGATTAGCTGAAAAGAAATATGTTCTAAAATTTGATGATAGTGTTTTAAATGAAATCCTAAACAGAAACAAAGAGGAACAATATGGAGCAAGACCAATTAAAAGAATAATCCAATCTTTATGTGAAGATTTTTTAAGTGATGAAATTTTAAAAGGTAATATTAAAGTAAATGTGCCAGTAAAAGTTTCATACAAGGATAAATTGATATTAAAATCTTAATTTTTTCTAGAAATTAGTATTAATATTTAGGTTTTTTTTAAAAACACATATATTTATACATCTAGAGGTTCTCTTTGTCGATTACCTTTTCGTTTTTAAAACAGGTGGCGTTGAACCCACTGAATGACCTAAAACCCCGACTTCCTGTTGGGGTTTTTTATTTGAAATTTGATATTTCGGGTTTTTTTATGTATATTTAATATTATGAAAAAATATATTTTAGTTTTAGCTCTTGGTGTGTCTATCACACTAACAGCATGTGGTTCAGGATCTACCACAACAGAAGCACAAGATTCTACAGCTGTACAAGTTGATAGTTCAGCAGTAACAGCAGTTGATTCTACAGTTGCGGAAGTCCCAGCAGATAGCACCGTAACCAAATAATTAAATGGTCGGTTTATGCCGACCATTTTTTTAAAAAAAATTGTATCTTAGCCCCCACAAACTTAAAATTGAACAAATGGAAAAAGAATGGACTGGAGATTTAATTCTTTTAAGAGGTTTACCTGGATCTGGTAAATCTACGCTAGGGGATGTTGTACTCTATACAAACAAATTAGGAAATCAAGATGTACTATCTGCGGATAATTTTTTTATTAATGAGAGCGGTGAATATATTTTTGACGCCACTAAATTAAAAGAAGCGCATAACTCTTGTCAACAAAAATGTGCTGAAAGAATGAAGTACCAATTTGTAAAGATAGTTGTAGCAAATACATTTACAGAAGAGTGGGAAATGAAACCATATTTTGATATGGCAGAAAGATATAACTATAGAATTCATACAGTTATTGTCGAGAACAGACATGGTAATCAAAACATCCATAACGTTCCGGAAGATAAACTCAAAAGCATGAAGGCCCGTTTTGATATTAAACTATAAATGAGCAAGTTTATCAAATCTTTTACTGAAACTATCCACCAACCCAAAAACCTAAAAGAGCATGTCAAGCTTTTTACAACAATTAGAAACCTATTACGAAAATGGGTTGCTACACAAACAAAATCATCCAACGCTTGATTTAACGATTTGGAATTATTCCCCTAAAGTTCAATATGAAAGATTGTGGGATGATATTACCATACAATGTCGTGGTTTAGTTACTAACTCTAAAGGTAGTATAGTTGCAAGACCGTTTAAAAAGTTTTTTAACTACGAAGAACACAAACCAGAAGATATCCCAAATGAAGAATATATTGTATATGAAAAGATGGACGGTTCTTTAGGTATTCTTTTTTATTATGAGTATGATTTAAGTGACGAAAGAAGATACAATATTTGGTTTAATAACAATTATGAAACGGGAATGGAAAGATTCTTTGATCCAAACAATCTACCCGATTTTGATAATTCATATTACGAACCAACACCCAAAAGAAAAGGTGAGTGGATTTTAGCAACAAGGGGGTCGTTTATTTCTACTCAAGCAATGATGGGTAAACATATACTTGATACTAAGTATAATGTTGATTCATTAAGAAAAACCAGAACTTATTTATTTGAAATTATCTATCCTGAAAATCGTATTGTTGTGGATTATGGTAATGATGAAAAACTAGTTTTGCTTGGTGTTATTGATACCGAGAGCGGAGAAGAAATACCCAACAGCGCATTACCGTTTATGGTTGAAGATGGTTGGGAGATTGTAACCACATACAAAACCTGGGGGGAAACATACGATCTACTAAAGGAAGAAATTTCAAAAGATAAAGAAGGTTATGTAATTCGTTTTAAAAATGGTTTTCGTATGAAAATCAAAGGAGAAGAATATAAACGATTACATAAAATTTTAACAGGTATCTCATCAAGGGATATTTGGGAATATGCTAAAGATGGCAAGCCGCTTAATGAATTATTAGATAAAGTACCTGACGAATTTTATAACTGGGTAACCGAGACTTTACTAAAATTTATGGTGCAGTATTCAACAATCGAAGACTTATGTAAATTTGATTTTGAGGAATATAAAACAAAAACCGAAAGTAAAAAAGAATTTGCTTTAACGGTTAAACATCATTTATATTCTCCAATTCTTTTTGCCATGTATGATGGTAAATCATATAATCATATTATTTGGAAATTAATATATCCAGAACACACAAAACCGTTTAAAAATTATTCTTGCGCGGAATAAATTTTTTTATATATTTGTAGAACAAACCAAACTACCCAACCTATGGCAAAATCAACAAGAAAACCAAGAGAGATTTTTAAAACAATCAAGATAAAAGGAGCATATGATGGTTTTAATGAATTCTATAAAAAAAACCAAGAAGTAATTTTAGATGGTATACTCGATGTTTTTAATGAGTTCAAAATTACAGACAAGAAAAAATTAACATTTTTAATTAAAGTTAATTTAAATATAGAAGATGGTGAGACTATGTGGGATAGTGAATTTACATTCACAAGAAACGATTATCCAGTTCTAATAAAAGAAGTGATTCCCTTTTATGAAGAAAAAGAAAATTATGAAAAGTGTTTAGATATAATGAATCTTTATAATGACTTTACAAAAGGTAAAAAAATACCTATTTTAGAATAAACGTATTGTAGAGAATTCGTTTAGTTATTTCTTGCCAAAGAAGGACAGCCCCCGGCTTTTTAGCTGGGGGTTTTTATTTATGAAAAATTTAATTGTACTATAAAAAGAACTTCTTGTTATAATCCTATTTTTCTTTGTTTTCTATAATTTTAGTTGTATTTTTCTAATAGTTATATAAAAAAAACACAATTATTATGATCAATTTATTTATAGGTATTTTTATTTTATGCTCAACATTTGGATTAGCAATTTCTAAAACAACAAAAGATTATGGTTTCAGAAAAAC